GCAGCAGCTGCAATACCTTGCTCAAGGTAGATGAATAATCTGCGAACATTGATTCTATCAAATGCTGATGCTTTTGCGAAAGCAGTTTTATCACCGAATAAGATAATTCCAGCACCAGGTGAATTGATTACTGGGTTTATTCGATTTGAATAAAGTTTATCTCTTTGTAATTTAGTTGGATTGTATGGAAGTTTAACTGCATTTAAGATTGCTCCTCTGTCTGTACCTGCTGGTGAGAACCAAGGGAAATCGTTAATGTCGTTTCTTGCACATGTTCCCGCAATGTCTCCATTTAATGGAACATAACGGAACACTTCATTAAACCTATCATACATGTATTTGTACCCACTGTCAAATACTGCGAAAGTTGTTGATGTAATTGGGTCATAAAAGTCAATTATACCTGTGGTGATATCCTCATCACTCTTAACAGTAACAGCTGTTTGGTCGGTTGTATCTGATAAGATAGTATCTCTTGATGGTGAGATGAATGCAACAGCATCCTGTCTAACCTCTGCAACAGAAATCATTGTTGTTGCTAATTGTCTTGTGCTATCTTTACCAAGATGTCCACCACCCATGAGTAAGAAATCAACATTATTGATTGTATCATTCTCAAATGTTTGGTATCCTGAAATCAAATCACCTAAACCAGAGTTAAGTGCACCTGAAGTTGTTAGGTCGGTTTTACCTCCATAGTTAAGTCCACCTGCTAATGTTAAATTAGTTGCTCCACAACTATTGAAAATAATTCCTTCTGCATCCTGATCCCATCCACCATCAGCAAACTCACTAAATTCAGTACCAGTAAATCCAGTTGTTGTAACACCAATTATTGAACCACTTAAACCAAATAGGTTTTCAGAGTTTGTGTAAAGATACTTTCTCCAGTAAGATGGTGATCCAACTGAGAACTCTGCATCCTTTGCTTTTGATAAGTTAAGATGTTTTTCAAGAATTGTTCCTGCGTTTCCTGTTACAGTTCCTTTTGCGTCAATTACGACAACATGAACTTCATCAAATCTACCACCCCTAGCAGCAACATACTCAGATGTGCCTGGTTTATCAGCAATTGCATTCCATTTTTGAGGAGTTGAACCTGTTCCTGCTTCATAAGTCTGTTGATCAAACCAATCAACTGGTGCAGAAGCAGCAACTGAAGAAGTGGTACCATTATTAAATGATAAAACAGGTAATAATTCTGATCCAATTTGTAAGAAACCACCAGCATTAACTTTATTACTAATATCAGTGTCTGTTGTAATACCAACACTGGTTGCCGAGGCATTTATAGTTGCAGTAACTGTACCAATACCGTCACCTCCATTTCGAGTTAATATTTTAACTGCAGCACCATCAGCATGTTCTGCTGCACTAGTTCCCTGTGCTCCTCGATCTCCTGTACCACTTAATGTAACTTTTCCAACACCAATTGTACCACCACTTAATGAAATAATTTCAGTCCCTATTGCTAGGAAGTCACCAGCATCCATAGTAATACCTGATGTATTAATACCAATCTCAGTTCCATTTGATGCTAAACTTATTCCACCTTGCATATCAAGAACTTTATCTGCATCCTTAAAGAAAGAAGTTACTGCGAATCCTGCAATATGAGTCGCTGCATCTGTATCTCCAAATCCCCTTGTTATGTTAGCAGAAGTTGTTCCAGCACCTGTTCCTGAGAAATGTACAGTAGAAGCAGCAAATTTATAAAGACTATTATGATCTTTGGCAGTTTGACCACCAGCAGTAGTGATACCTACAACTTTAACATCAATAGTCTTATTTGTTGAATCTAGTCCTGTAATTATACCTTTAAGAGCACCAGTCAAAGTTCCTGAAACAGGATCTGTCACACTGATTGATTGTGTAATTCCTAGTCCAACACTTAAACTCGATGTATCACTTACCGTTAATATCTGATCTGCCTTACCATCTATAATGGCAACTTTAATTCCATCCGACCATGTGCCAGGATTTTTTGCAGCAACAGTTACAGTCGTTAAAGGATTTTCCTGATACCCTAATTCTTGATAATGTTCAGTGCTTTTGATTTTTACATTGGATGCAGATCCAGAAAAACCATTTTTTAATCCAGTGTCGTCTGCTCTGATTACACTTAAACTTCCTCCATACGATAAGTATGAAGATGCAACCATCCATGTTTCGTATTGCTTATCTGTATCGTATGGTTTACCAAACTGGTCAAACAAGTCATTTTCTCCTGTAATGGGAGTTGGTTCACCGACAGGTCCTTTTTCAAAAGATCCAACGATTCCACCGACTTTACCTGTTGCCCCATCGATTCTTCCAATCGTAAGATCGACTTCCCTTATTAGTATACCTGGAGATGCTAAATTTAAGGCCATCCCTTACTCCTTGTAATTCAAATTTATCTAAAAATATTTAGGAAAAAGGGTATTTACATCGGGGAAACAATGCGTGAACATTACCAATCTGGGTATACATCTTCAGTTATAGATCTTATTTTTCTTCTTTTTGTAATTCTTTGTACTGTGCAATTTTTACATTCATATGAATATGCTGACGGAGTGGTTCCCTTATGTTTTCTTGTAAGGTAGTAATCTTCGACTAAATTTTTGATTTTACCACATACTCTACATTTTCTTTCTGAAAATAATAAATGTTCTAATTCTATTTGTGCATCAAATTCCATATCATCTTTTCATATTATAATTAATGGATGTATGTGCGATAGTATTATCTTTACGTAACCAAAAATATAAAAAAGTAATTTTATATTTTCTTTTCATCTATAGTCCCACATAAATGATCGATCACCATATTCGTCAGCATACCATCTGTCACCATTTGCATCAACTGTTACTGTATCATCTAACCCATCATTAATAAATCCAAATGGTGCCATGTCTTGTTCGATTTGATTTTTCTGTTCTTCATACAATCTCTTACGAATATCATTATCTGTCATTTCTTTAAAATACTCCTGTGCAACTAACCATGCAAATAATACTAAACACATTGCTAAATCATCATTACACCCCTCTTCTGCTTCAAATGAATTATGCTTTTGTGCAAAAGTAGTTAATTCTGATATAATCTCATAATCGCAAGTTAATAATTTATTATCCTCAATCATAGTTTTAAGATTACTACAACCTAGTTTTTTAACTGCTGAAGTGGTTCTAACACCTAGTTGAGTTTTCTTTCCAGAAAATCCTTGCCCCACAACTTGACCTGCCCTACCTCTCATTGATGCCATAAGTAGATTTTCGTATTCAAGATCAAATTGAATAATACTTGCAACCTGATCACCAATATCATTAACTTCAACTAATAAGTATGCGTTATTATATCCCTTCGCAACATCAAATATTACGTTTGGGAATAACATTGGTTTAATTTCATTATTTCGATATTTTCCTACAACCTTATAAGGAAACTGCGTGACATCAAAAACTATAAATGCAGAATAATCGTTTCCTAATCCACGAGCTACGTCAACTGTAATAATATAATTATGATCTTTTATTGGTTCTTCGTAAATATCTAATCCTGCATTTTTAGTGATTGGAGAATCATATACCATATTTCTTAATATGGCAGGATTTATTAAGGTATTAATTGATCCAAGAAACTCACATTCAAACTCAACTTTAAATTGTTGTTCTGATGTGTTTGCAATAGTTTGCTCTCTCCACACATCATCTCTACCTGGAACTTCAGACCAATGAACATCTGTTGGAATATACTCGTTCTTTCCTCTTTCTGCATCATGCCAATACCTATAAAAGTGGTTCATCCCGTGAGGGGTTGAAACCATTATGACTTTGGTGTTTTTACCAGAAGTGATAGTAGGATATACTGAGGCAAAGAATGACTCAGCAATATGGTTAGGAACAAAGGCAAACTCGTCCAAAAAAAGAATGTTGAAAGACATACCTCGAACTGCAGAGGCAGAGGTAGATGCTGCCAGTATTTTTGATCCATTTTCTAACTCCAGTGATCCTTTATTCCAAGATATAATACCCTGTTGCATCCATTTAGGTAAGTTTTCATATGCAGTTTGTAATCTACCTAATAAATCTCTAGCAGTAGCTGCCTTGTTTGCAAGAATACCAATGTTTGTACTATCGTTGAAAACAGCATAATGTAAAAGATATGATACAGATGTAGTAGATTTACCCGTCTGCCGAGGCATCTTACATATGTTGAAACGGTTTTCATGAAATCTTTTAATTAAAGTTT